ATTGACTCCTTCAGCATGAGCAATCTTGGAGTTTCCCTTGAGATCTTGGACATGATCGTTCAAGAAGTGAACCTCTCCAGAAACCAATACTGTAACGGCGGGGAATACATCCTGAAGGCTATCCCTGGGATAGAGGCTTTTGTGCTAATAAAGCCCACTGCTCCTAATAAGCAGATATTCTTTTCAGTGCTTGTGGAGAAAGAAAATCTTGTTGAGAAGTTTGATCTGCCATTCAAGACCTTTTATGACTTTGGAGATGTGTTCATAACAGAGTTTGTCAGTTTGAACTTGCATTCCATTACTCACTATCTTTACATGAGAGAAAAGGCTTTATCATTCTACGCAATGTGGATGAGTTTACATTCTGTGTACATAGACACGCCACTACATGAGGTGCCAGATGATTGCAGTATGCACTTCAATGCCACTCTACTGTTTTGGATGGAAGGCAAAGAGCAAACAAGCAAGGAGGTGCAACAGGTTAGATACGGATACATGGAAGCCTCAATGGACAACAAAATAAACTTTGAGCCTCTGAAGGTGCTCAGGAAGTGGGAAAATTTTTCCAGAAGCAGGTTATGTATTTGGATGCGGCACAAAGTCATAAACTGCTTCACCAACATGAAGCCAGACGGGAATTACACATCAGAGAATGAGTTTGACATCTCTGAATTTGACAAGTCCTTGGACAAAGAATGTAGCTTGATATCTTGGGTCACAGGCAAACCGGTCAAGAAATTCGAGATTGCACTGAACCTATCATACATGGGGGTGTTGCACAACAAGGAAGATTCCAAAGAAATGCACGGATTTTTGAAGATCTTTCAGAAGGTCATATCAGAAGAGCTGAAGATGAGAGATTCCAGGTCTGAGAACATGGGCTGGGAAAGTCCTGGAATTCAAGACATAAGAGGGCACGAATTCAACACAAAGTTTGTCTGTGCAATTGGGGACAAAATTAAAGAAAAACTCGATGAGAAGCATGGAGACTGCAAAGCTTGGTTGTTGCACAGAGGCTCACAAAAGCTTCTCAGCAGGAAGATTAGCAAACTGGCCACCATGAAAAAATCGGCAACGGGGGACCTCTGGCGATCAGAGCACATCCGAGATTCTAAAGAGAATGAGAGAATAACATGTCTTGAGGCTAGCATCAACTTGATGGAGGGGGGCTATGACCATACAGTAATGAAGCAGGTTGGGAAAATGGCTTGTGAGATCAAAGAGGAGTATGGTGGAATAGTGAGCAACCTTTTCAAAAAACTGCAGATCGGTGGTGTCCGAGAAATTTTTGTTTTAGAGTTCAGATGTCGAATCATCATTCACTTCGTGGAAACTCTAGCAAGAACCATGTGTGATGAGCTAGATAATGAGATGCTGACAAAAGGAGACAAGAAGCTTGCTCGAACAGACCAACACTTTTCCCAGGTTATGTCAGCTCTCAAGCCAAGTAGAATGGCAGCAACTGCCATCAACTCAGATGATGCTACAACATGGGCTCAGAGGTTTGTCATGCCAGTATTTGGCTGTTTTCTGTCGCGCGTGCTTCCTAGAGAATTCCTGGAGCCGGTTCTCTTTGTGCTGAATCTCGTGACCATGAAGAAATTGGAGCTCCCACACCAACTTCTAGATTTGTATGACAAACACCCAGATGAGTACGGTTTTGATGAAGGCATGAATGAACTCAAGCTGCAGTATCAAGGGCTGAGTCAGCATAGGGATCTTCTTGAACCACGAAGCAGGATGCTAAAGAACAAGTCCAACATGATGCAAGGTATACTGCACTACACATCGAGCCTGCTTCATGCTGGTTACATGTACCTCTGGGAAGATGCAACAACACGGATGCTAAGAGGCATGCTGCAAAGAACAATTCGAGCTCTACCAAGAGAAATGGACATAATCAGCACCACTAAGGTTTCCTCAGATGACTCTTCCTGCATCTTGACTGTGGTGTGTGAGAGAAATCCGCAGAATAGGGAGAACTCAAAGACAGAGGTGAGCACAAAGTCCATTCAGTATTTGATGACAATATTTACAGAGATGAAGAGCAAACTTTACCCATTGTTCTGTGCCAAGCAAAGCAGTGAGAAGAGTTCCACATCATCCCATTCCAATGTAGAAGAGTTCAACTCTTTGTGGTATTACAAGAACACGTTGCTGACTCCGGTTATCAAGTTTGTGGCAGCTAGTGTGAAAACACACCCCAATTCAAAAATGGATGACAGATTCCACACTTACGCAAACCTTAGGAATAACGTTTTTGAGAATGGCGGTAGCATCATGCTCTGTCAGGTCACGCAGTACTCACAAATGAGCGCCCATTACAAGACCCTCGGCCTCAGAACCAACAAGTATTGGCCTAGATATCTCCTTTGCTTGTTAGAGAGCCCACACCCAGCCATAGGGTTTTTTCTGAGTGAACATCCCCTGTGCTGTGGCATGTTTGGGCACGACATGTCCGTATACATGGCCTGCAGAAACAGGTCCTTTCAAAGCATGCACCTGGGTCTATATCGCCAAGAGAGCTTTGAGTTCACAAAAACTGGGCAACCTACAGTGCGAACCTACATTTCATTCGGCCAATCTGCCAGCTACTACAAATTCAAGCAGAAACTGGGAATTGTGGACAGTGTTCTGAAGGACTATGCAAATGAGAACGTTGTAAATCTTTACCGGGATGCAACAAGCGCAGAGGACTCCTTGATGATGTTGCGTTTGCAGGCTGCCAATCCTGCATTGTCCGAAGCCATGAGATTCCAAACAGACTCACGGTTGCACGCTGCATCAGTGTATGTCTTGCAAGACCCGGTCATTCTCCAGTCCAAGGGAATGATGGGAGCTCACCATTCTCACACGACATTCTTTGACATAGAGAGAGGACTTGACAAGAATCATCCAGGAGAATACGCTTGGCTTTTTGCTTTCAGTAACTTTTACGATTCTGTCCTGCAAGTTTTGGATAGTTACAAAGTCAGCGCTCTAGGTGCGTACATTAACAAAAGATCTGTAGCATGCAAGCTTGACATCAACACCACTAGCTCAGTGCAATCAATAACACTGTATCAGGTTCTTCAGCGGAAATGGTTCAACATTTCAGAGGTCAAGGGCACTAGCTATCTGCACGGCATGGTGTGGAACCATTACTCCACCAAGTTCACCTGGCTAAGAGAGACTGCTGAGGAAACATTAGAAGAAAGCCCTTTCAACGATCACTTGTCTCTCAGGAATTTTATAATGTCAGTTTCTGCCAAAAGAAAAACAGTGCGCACCTACTCGCCCAGTAATTTTGCGAGCTCGCCACTGGAGGTTGTGCGCTCAATGATCGAAAATTGCCAATGGAGAGGTCAGAGACTCAATTATGCTACAGTGAGAAATTTGGATGATGCTCGAAGCAGCATAAGGGTGCTCACAGAGAGGCTATGGAGGGCCTTGAGAGCTCCCATTTTTAACAGATCGAGGGTCTCTTTGATAATGGAAATTTTGGACAGGAACGTGGATCCATTTGCGTGTGCGGAGCTTAGCCAGAACATGTATGATCTGTCACACTCACAGATAGCCCTTAGCGTGTTGGTTAAGTATGTGAAGCTGCGAGACAACTCTCAAAGAGTGAAGCAGATTGTGCCAGCCTTGATTGAGAGATTTAGGCTGGGTGTCATAGGGCACTTCTCTGTTCGACAAACTTTGGTGGGTGGCAAGTATGTTGGCCGTGCTGTTTATTGTGGAGTTATGGAAGGCTGCAAGGTTGAGATACACGCAAAGGATGATGTTGTCAAATTTGTGATAGTCCGGAACACAGCAGAGCTTTCTCACATGTCACACACTCTTTGGCAGTTCGTAAAGGACCTGGGCTGGCATTTCCTGACACCTGGACACTCAAGAAACAGAGTCTACTGGGACTTTGGCTTAAGGAGAATGGTTTGCACGAAGCACTCTCGGTCCGTGCTAGTGAGGCTGGTAGATCTCGGCACAGTCACCGAGCTTAGCTGCAACAATCTAAGCATGGAGGTCACCAACTACAACACAATTCGGCTGATCAATTCTGATGGCCAGCGGAGGTACACAGTGCTCTCGTACAAAGTCAGCAGTAGAGATATTGGCACAAATGATACACACAGCGAAACATCCTCCGATGCAGGACTTGAATCGCACTTATCTAGCTGGTTAAGGAGTGATACCATGGCTGTCAGCGCTGTGGAAACTAGAGCACTAGAAGAGCCAGATTATGAGTCTTGGGCATGCGATGTGATAAGGAGGCGGCTGACTGGGCTGAATAGACTTCCAAATCTAGACTCCCTTTTTAGCATGCCGGAGGACACACAAGAAACAACAGTCGACGAACAAAGGACTAATGAACTCATGAGCATGTTCGCTATGGAAGAGTTGACTGAGCAGACACTACAGGACTTCTCAAATCTTTTTGGCAATTTTGCTGACAGCAGCGATGACTCATCTGAAACCAAGACAGAAAACACAGAAGAGCCTCTGGATATAGAGAGGCTAGCATTTGAGCTCGGGGATGATGAAGATATGCATGACAACACATGGCTTGACTTCGTCAGGGTCCCTTTTAAACCTGGGATTTCCAATGACTCTGCAGTGACCAACAAATATTTTGATCATTTTATAGACAGCTATCACTCCA